GATTTTAGCGAAAAGGCTTGTCCGAGTTTTGATGCGTTTGATGAATATAAACTTATTGAGTAATGCCGAAAAAAAAATTTAAAGACACAAAGGTTGGTCAGTTTATTTTAAATAAAATACCTGGATTTATTGGAGACGTACTTCCGGAAAAAGGGGTTTTAGGAGTTGTTAAAAACTTAATAGACAACGAGCCAAGTATTTCGCCTGAACAAAAAAAGGAATTAAAAGACGAATTAATAGAGTTTTACAAACTAGAGGTTGCCGATAGGGATTCAGCAAGAAAACGAGAAGTTGAAAAGGCTAAGTCAGGAGGTTTTGACTTAATGTTTAACTTAACTGGTGTCATTGGATTAGGCGCCTTTTCTTTTATTATTTATGCGATTGTTTATTTACAAATCCCGGAATCAAACAAAGAGGTTTGGATTCATTTAATTGGTATTTGTGAAGGAATTGTATTATCAATTTTTGGCTACTTTTTTGGATCTGCCGTAAGAAAAAATAATTAAAAATCTATAATTTTAATTTTTGTATTTTTGTAAATATATAAAATTTTAAAATATAGATATGGCTTCAGATTTATACTATTCAGGCGAATTTCAAAAACTATCATTTGGCGACAAGGGTTTAAGAGTAATTGCTGCATCTGCTACATCGTTAGCGGGTGAAAACTTTTGTGCTATTCAAGCGCTAGAATCTTCAACAATTTCTTGTGATATTGATACAATTGGCGGTGATACTTCAATAACATCTTTGGCCTTGGGTGCCGGATCAATAATTTACGGAAATTTTGATGATGTTAGTGTGGCGAGTGGAAAGGTTGTTTGTTATTTAAGATAATTATTTTATGATAGGATTAGGATTAAAATTACAAGTAAATCCGGCAATCAATAATGTGATTGACAACTTGCTGACAGAATTAGAGGCAAGAGCAACCTATTATGAAAACGTTACTTGTACAAAGGCAACATTAACTCAACTTGAAACAATAACATAGTATGTCCAATTTATTAGATAAAGCGTCAATATTACTTACACCAACTGCTTACAACGATGGTAGTATGTTAAGTGTAAAGCCAGAGAATGGAGATGGAGATTTCACATTCAGTAGAAGTTCTGCTGCAACTAGAGTTAATGCACAAGGTTTAGTAGAGAATGTACAGATAATAAGTGATGAGTTAGTTTCAAATGGTAACTTTTCACAGATAGGTACAGAAGAAGTATCTAATGGTAACTTTTCACAACAAGGAAGTGAGTTAGTAACTAATGGAGATTTTGCAACGGATAGTGATTGGAGTAAAGTAAATGCTACTATTAGTGATGGTAAAGGTAACTTAGATTCAACGAGTTCAACATCTATATTATTTCAACAAAACGTATTAACAGTTGGTAAAACATATAAAGCAAACTTCGATGTTTCTAATTACAATGGTTTAGGAACTTGTGCTTTAATAAACAGTTCTGGCGGTATTCAATTTGAAATAACATCTAATGGGAATGCAGATTTTTATTTTACACACGGAGGCGCTTCTGCAAACTTAGTTTTTAGAGCAGTAGCAAGTGGCGCTTTCTCAATAGACAACGTTTCAGTAAAAGAAGTCGGACAAGATTGGACTTTACAAGCTGGGTGGAGTATTGGAGATGGTGTTGCGACTTGTGATGGAACTAATCTTACGCAATTATATCAAACAAATGTTCTAACTCAAAATAAATTATACAAAGTTACATATAGTATAACATCACACATTTCGGGAGGAGTATTTGCTAAACTAGGAGATAACATTCTTGGGGAAATTAATTCTACTGTCGGTACATATACAGAATATTTTAATTTTACTCAAGCAAATTTAAGTTTTCATTTTAGGTCTAGTAACTTTATTGGCTCTATAACAAACATCTCAGTTAAAGAAGTAGGGCAAGATTGGACATTTGGAAGTAGTTGGAGTATTGGAGATGGTGTAGCAAATTTTACAGACATATTAAGTTCGGAAATAAGTCAAAATATAAGTTTGCCAATTAATAAAAAATATAAAATAAAGTTTGATATATCTAACATAAGTAGTGGTAATGCTTCAATATGGATAGGTAATAGTAGTGTTAGTTATGTTGAAGGTGGTTATGTTGATTATTCAAATGGTAGTTATGACTTAACCTTTACAATGCCAAGTACACAATCCATATTAAGTATATATGGTAATCAAGCGGGTAGTGCTTTTACAATTTCAAACATCTCACTTAAAGAAATAACAGACGATACAGATTTACCAAGAATAAACTACGAAGGGTTTAGTTATCAAGATTCTTTAGGGAGTGAGGAAGTTGTAAATGGAGATTTTAGTAATGGCAATTCTAATTGGATTGTATTTACAGCCGCTACATTTGTAAATTCAACAGTTATATTTTCAAATGATTCGAGAATTGGGCAGTATAATGTAGGTACAGTTAATGTAAATTATGACATAGTTATAGATATAGTTAATGTATCAGATGATGGAATAAAAATTTTAGTTGGTAATAGTAATACATTTTTACAATTTTCTGTTTCTGATATAGTAAATAACAACAATAAAATTATTATTAAAAACGAACCTTTTTTGGGTAGTGGACATTTATTTATTTACTCAGAAAGTACGAATACAAATGCAACTATCGACAACATATCTGTAAAAGAATATCTTGGTCAAGAAGTAGTACCAGATAGTGGTTGTGGAAGTTGGTTGATGGAGCCACAGAGTACCAACCTAATAACACAATCAAATGATTTAAGTCAATGGATTATGCAGCAAAATGCAACAGTTTCATCTCCTACTTTTGTTAGTCCGAGTGGAGAAAATAACGCAAATTTAATAGACTTATCAGCAGATACAGATGCAAGAGTGGTTTTAAATTTTGGTAGTGCATCTACTGAATATACTTTTTCTATTTATTTAAAAAAGCACGAAAGTGATGTTAATGGAACATTTCCATTAGCTTATTATAATGGCTCAAACTACATAAAAACCTATGTTAATTTAACTGATAAATGGCAAAGATTTAGTTTAACTTTTACAAATCCATCGGGTAGCGTCTTTGGTTATGGATTAAGTAGAAGAGGAACTACAAGCGATGAAACTTTAACAAGATGTTATGCTTGGGGTGGTCAGCAAGAGGCTTTAAGCTATCCTACAAGCCTAATTCCCACCTCTGGAGCAACAAGCACTAGGCTTCAAGATATTGCAACCAATAGTGGTAACTCTACTTTGATAAATAGTACAGAGGGTGTGTTGTATTTTGAAGCTAAAACAGATAACCCAAATACAGGCTCAATATCTATAAACGATGGTACTTTATCTAATAGAATTACTGCTAGATTCCGAAGTGATATAAATAAAATACAATTAAACGTTTCAGGTTCAACTAATGATTTCAACTTTAATTCAGATGTTATAACCCTTTCAGATTATAATAAAATAGCTATTGTTTATAACAGTAGTGGGGAATATTATTTCTTTGTGAATGGTGTTAAAAGTAGTGTTCAAATTAAAGGAACTTTTACAGCAGATACACTAACTCAATTAGATTTTAACAGAGGTGGGGGTGGCGAACCTTTCCACGGAAAAGCAAAAGCACTAGCAGTATACAAAGAAGCATTAACAGATGCACAATTACAATCTTTAACAACAATATAAAATGCACATATACAAATTAGTTTTTGATACAGAACAACAAGGCAAACAAGTCTTAATAGATAACAACGTTTGGGAAGAAGTAACAGAAGAAGGTGTTACATCAATGCAGTATATCAACGGAACAAAAGGTGTTGTCTATATTGGTAAAGTAATAAAAACACAAGGCACTTATGACCCAGATGGTCACGAGATAACACCTCCAATTTATTACGATGGTGTTGCTTATGATATAATGAGTACAGATGATTTAGACTTTGGAAGTAATGAAGTTTATCCTGCTGACAATGCAGCACATCAATTTTACGGATATCCTAGAAACGCAGAAGTGCCTAAACCTTAACAGATGGATATGCAAGATATAAAATTAGGAGCTTTAAACTTAATAACCTTTATGGTTAGTTTTTCTAATATAGAACAATGGCTAAAATTAACTTTGCTTTTAGCATCTATTGTCTATACGGTTATGAAGATTATTAATATGAGTAAACAAAATAAAAATGGCTAATAAAATATCAGAAGATACACAAGTACAACTAGACTTAAAAACTATTGGTATTATTGTTACTGGTGCAGTTTCAATCGCATCTGTTTATTTCGCTTTACAGTCAGATATAGAACTTGCAAAGCAATTGCCTGAGCCTGAGATAAAAAAATCAGAGTATGAGCTAAAAGATGAGTTAGTTCGTACAACGATAATAAACATCAATGAAAAAGTAAATAAGAATAGCGATAAGCTAGACAAGATTGACGAAAAACTATTTCAAATAATAAAAAGATAATTATGAAAACTTTTTTACTTGTAATATCACTTTTATTTTCTGTAAATCTATATTCTCAAGATGTAACCTTATTGTATGTTAATTCAAGTTGGAATAAAAGCAACGACTATAAACATTTAAGCAAACTTAAAAACGCAAGGGTTTTAAAAGTTAATTATGATGACCAACCAAAGAAGTTTAAAGAACAAGTAAAATCTGTACCAGCAATTATATTGTTTGATGAAAATAATAAACTTAAAAGGGTATGGCAAGGTGGTTTATCAATGAGTTTAAATGTAGACCCAAAGGAGATACAAGCAATGATAAATAAAATAAGTAATTATTAAATACTTTTTAAGCAATACATAACAAAAAATAAATATGTCAATTTTAAATGATTCTGTTTTTTTATTGCAACCAACTGGAGTAAAAGAAAGTAAAATTTATTCTACATTTCCAACTAATGGCGATGGCGATTTTACTTTTTCAAGAAGTTCATTAAAAAATAGAATTGCAAAAAATGAATATATTACAGAGGTACAACAAAACACTCCAAGCCTTTCATATAAAACAATTAGCGGAGTTTCTAATGGTTGCCCACATATTGAAATAGAGGCGCAATCTACAAATTTAATTCCTTACTCAGAAAATTTTAGCGAATGGTCAAGCGTAGGCAACGCAGTTGTAACGGATAATTTTATTGCTTCACCTGACGGCACCAAAAACGCAGCAAAAGTTGTTTTTGATGGCACAACAGACGCAAGAATTGAAATATCGGTTACATCTTCAGGGCAAATAACGCAATCAATATATTTAAGAACTGAAAGCGGAACTCAAAACGTAAGTATTGGCGCCATTTCATCAGATTTATCAGTTGTAACTTTAACAACGGATTGGCAAAGGTTTTCACACACAAGCGCATCCGGAACATTTCCAAGAGTTTTGTGTAGCGATGCCGCAACTATTTATGTGGCCCAAGCACAAGCGGAAAATTCTAACTTTGCATCTTCTTACATTACCTCAAATGAGGGCGCCGCATCTTCAAGAGTTTCTGAGGGATCGTTTAGTTCAAATTTTTCATCTTCAACAACTTTTCCGGCAAATACTTCAACTTTAGTTTTGTGGTTTTCTTATAACGGAAAAAATGGAGATTTTTATAAAATGCTAAGATTTAAAGATTTTTCAGGAGGTAATTCAATGCGCCTTGAAGCATATTCAAGTAACTTAATAAATATATTTGGCGATAATATAAGCGGATCCGGATTAATAAATGGAGGCTTTACTCTACAACCTGGAACGCTTTGTAAAATGGCAATTGCCTATGATGCGACAAATTCTTATATTTATATTAATGGCTCTAATATTGGATTAAATGCACCTACGGGAGTTTTAAATATTATCGATAATATTTACAACGTAAGTTCCAATATGAATAACATAAACATACACAGAATTTCAGTTTTTAATACGTTAAGATCTACCGACGAATTAGTTGAATTAACAACCTAAAAACATAAATAAATAAATTCGTATATTTACACAAAATTAATAACAATAAAAAATAATTTAAATGGCTACAACCGGAGTATTTAACGGAACTAACTTAATTTTAACAGTGGAAGGTGCCACAGTTGGACACACTACAAGTTGTTCAATGTCTTTATCAATGGACACGCCGGAAGCTACAACCAAAGATTCAAACGGCTTTTCTGAGTACATCGGAGGAGTAAAAGGAGGAGAAATATCTTTTGAAGGATTAGTAGTATATGACGATGCGTCAAATGCTATTGAAATGGCTGATTTTCTTTTGGCAAGAACTCAATTAACTTGTGTTTTTGGAACTGCTGAAACTGGAGACGCAGTTTATACTGCTGAGGCGTTTTTATCTAGTGTTGAAATGTCTGCTGAAATGGAAGCTGCCGTAACTTATAGCGGATCTTTAACCATTACCGGAGCAATCACTAAATCAACTAACTAATTAATTTTAGTTTACTTATATAGGGCCGCCGTCAATATTTGGCGACGGCCTTTTTTTACATTAATTTTAAACCTTAAAAAATGACAAACAAAAAAAGAGGTTACATTGACATCAAAGTTGGTAACAAAAACAGAACTCTTCATTTCTCAATGAACTTTTGGTCGGAATTTACCGAGCAATTAGGAATAAGTTTAGCCGATATTGGCGGAGCATTTCAAAACGGAATATCAATAAAAGGATTAAGAGCCTTAGTTTATTCTGCAA